TTCGTATTTAATTTTTCTATCTTCGAATGTAACAACAGTATATTCAACTGAAGTTCTATCAAATGGAGTATTTTGTCTAAAATTATCTAAATCTGCATCATCCAGATTATATAGTTGATTAATAATAGTATGAATAAGTTTTTGTTGTTTAACTTTTGCAGGTGGGTTAATTAATACTGGCATGTCAAACTGTATAGATGCAACATCAATAATATCGTCAATACTTGATCCTACACTTCTAGTACTCCATGTTGTATTAGTTAGTTCCACATGACTTAACGCAGTCCAATCAATTGGACTATTGTTAGTTCTAATATCTAATGTAGGATTAAATAATACTAATATTTGTTCCATTAACTGTAATTTTTGATCAGTGTTTGATGTCCATATATCACAATTCATTTGTAACATGTAAGGAACTGGTGCATGTCTTTCTACTGTATATCCAGGTCCTCTTTCATTAGTATATTCGCCAGTAGCATCGTCATATTTCTTTTCAAATACTTGTACTTTATCAACGTGATCTTGATATGTACGTCTTTCAGCAAACATATCTAATGATGTTACATAACAACTAATAAATGGAACAGTATTAATAATATTCTCACTATTTTCTCTTGTTATGTGTGCTGCCATACGATTAATGTCACCATAACGTACAGGCACTTGTTGAAACACAGATAAGTCTTGATCGTTCTTACCCATTTCAACACTGAATCCACTAAACAGTCTAATAAACTGTTGAATATATCTTCTAATTTGTTTATCGTAAAAGTATTGTTGTGCCATTATTCAAAATCACTCTTTGGTTTAATAACTTGACTAAGTGCCTGTCTTTCTGGCATTTCTTTATTGTCAATAATTGTTGTAGCATTGTTATTAATAAAGCTACTTGCATTATAAGTTCTATCGCTCCAAGTTTGGTCAGTAACATTATCATATAATCTATGCCATTTACTACCTCTTCTAACGAATAATCTATTAGGTGTAAAATCTGTTCTTATAAAATATTCACCTTCATTTGGACTAACTGGAAATTGATCTCCTTGTGCTAATACTTCACCGTGTTCATATTCTTTTTTAGTATCTTCCACTCCAAATAAATGTTCAGCTAATGGAAGTCCTATTGGATCAGCAGCTTCAGCACTTTTTACAATAGCATTACTAATATTAAGTTCTGTTTTATATGCACTAATATCATTTTTAAGACTATCTGGGTCGTTAGCAGTACCAAGTATATCTGCGTATTCTTGTGTATCTGTTAGTGGTGCTACTTTAACACGCCAAATGTGTGGATACCAAGTCTGTGAAAAACCTTCACTTCCTCTAGCGGCATCTTGTACAACATAAAATTTGTTAATAGCATCTCTGTCATTAGTAAGCAATAATTCATCACGTAAATGAGGTAATTCAATTACATCACCGGGCATAAGTCTACGTCCCATACGTTCTACCATATCATTAATATGGAAACTAATGAATAATGTATCATTTGTTAAAAATAATCCAAATTGTGTTAAGTCGAAGTCATTGTCACTAACATTATATACACCACGTAGTTCAAATACATCAGGATCGTATTTACGATCTCTATTTTCCATAAACAGTAAATCTTGTATATTAGTTTCGTCAATTAATCCTTCCGGGTTAATTTCTTCACCTGTTGTGTTATCAATTTCTCTCCCACTGCCATAGTTAGGTTCGCTAGGATCAACACTATCTTTTTTAGGGTCAGGTCCTAGGTATTTGTGTACATGTATTCCGGTTCCTCCTATATCAAATTGTTCACGAATAGCTCTATCCATAAACGTATAGTCGTTACCTTTAAATGGTTTATATAAACTTAATCTTGGCATGCAGGTTTCCTTGTTATATTGTATTTATGCAAAATCAGACTTCCGGTTGCTAAGATAAATAGATATGTATGTAGTTAATTCTACATTTTATATAAGGAAAAGAAAATGTTTAGATTTTTCACACAAAAACAATGGGCATTATGGTCTTGGTTGGGTTCAGCCATTATTTTAAGCTCGTTATGGATACAAGTTCAAATTGACGTTAAAATTAACGAATGGTTTGGGCAGTTTTACGATATGATTCAAAAAGCACTTGGAACACCAAATGCTATTACTATTGGTGAGTATTGGAGTAGCCTAGGAACTTTTATATACTTAGCGGCAATATATGTTGCTATTGCAGTATTAGTAAGTTACTTTACTGCACACTACTTATTCCGTTGGAGAACAGCAATGGTTGAATGGTATCATAGTGTATACGATAAAGCAAGAACCATCGAAGGTGCTGCTCAACGTGTACAAGAAGATACAATTAAGTTTAGTAGAATCATGGAAGGACTAGGTACAAGTTTTATTGAAAGTCTTATGGTCCTTGTGCAATTTATTCCTATTTTATTAGGATTGTCAGTTGGTATTCCTATCTTCTTTTTTGGAGATTGGCAATATGGACTTGTAACTGGTGCTCTAGTTTGGAGCATTGGAGGGACAATTTTTTTAATTGCGTTAGGTTGGCTACTACGATTAGTTGGTGTAGAATATGATTTACAAAAAAAAGAAGCAGCGTATAGAAAAATACTTGTTATAGCTGAAGATGATGAAACAATACGTCCAAAAACTATTAATGAATTATTTGTAGATGTTCGCTCTATACACTTTACAAGTTATTTACGTTACTTGTATTTTAACGTAGGGCGTATTGCATACTTACAAGCAAACGTACTTTCTGCTTATGTGTTTTTAGCACCAGCCATTGTTGCAGGTGTTGTAACACTTGGTGTTATGCAACAGATCATAAGAGCTTTTGGAAGAGTTGAAGGTAGTATGCAATACTTATTAAAAGCATGGCCTACAATTATCGAACTAGCAAGTGTATATAAACGTTTGCGAGAGTTTGAAAGACAGATAGCTGAATAAATACAGTTATGGTAATTATGTTAACATTTATGTTATGGGCAACAATTATTTTTGTTGTCTATAACAAAATTGGGTTCAAAGAAATACATAAATCTTATTGTTTATGGTTTGACAAAGGATACTGGCAAAAAAGGTATAATGTAGTTGAAGCAGCAGCATGGCTTGCTAAATTGCTTGTAATACTTCCTGCTATATTTTTTGGAAAAGAAATTATTTGGGCCCATTATATAACATTATGTACTTCAGCGTTATTAATTTGGGTAAGCGAACAAAAGCTATTACCTACGTTAGTAGCATTCAACAGTTTATGGATAGGCATTAGCTCTTTTATAATTATAAGGTATTACTTCGGATGAAAATATGTATTATCGGCGGCGGAACTGCCGGTTGGTGGTGTGCAGGGTATATGGAAAAATTTTTACCAGATGCTGACATAACATTAATTGAAAGCGACGAAATTCCTACAATAGGAGTAGGCGAAGGTACACTTCCACAAATTGGTGTATTCTTTGAAGAACTAGGAATTCCAGAAAAAGAATGGATGAATGGATGTAATGCTGTTCACAAATATGGAAATATAAAATACGAATGGGATGCATTAGGAGCAGATCCATACTTAATGACTTTTTGGCAAAATGAACCTAAGACATTATTTGATAACTGGTATAAAGAATTTAAGCAAGGTAAAAAAGTTAGAGATGACATAAATCCAGACTTGTATGATAAAGAAGGATGGCGAGCGGTAGCTTATCATTTAGATGCTAACCTTGCAGGACATGTTGTACGAGATCATTGCAAACGTGTTAATCATGTTATTGATACATTAGAAGAACTTCCGCCAGGATATGATTTATATGTAGATGCTACAGGATTTCGTAGACAGTTTGTTAAAGATAAGACAGAAGAAACATTTAGCGAGCATCACAAAGTCAATCGTTCTTGGGTTAGACCATTAGAACTAGAAGATGAAATTACACCATACACTAGAACAATGGCTAGACCTGATGGTTGGCAATTTATGGTAGACTTACAACATAGAACAGGAACTGGTTATGTTTTTAGTACTGATTTTGTAAGCGAAGAAGAAGCATTAGAAAAGTTTAAAGGATGGACAGCACACAGAACTCCCTTTAAAGGTATAGAACCACGACTACTAAAATGGAAACCTGGAGTATTAAAAAATCCTTGGGTAGATAATGTAGTGTCAATTGGTCTTGGACAAGGATTTGTTGATCCATTAGAAGCAAATGGATTGTTTTTAGTACAATACAGTATTACATTATTAGTAAGATGTATACTAAAAGGTTCATCTCCAAAAGCATACAATAAAGCAATAATGAAAGTACAAAAAGATAACTCGGATTATATATTACACCATTATATGTTAAGCAATCGTACAGATACAGAGTTCTGGAAATACTATAGTAAGTTTAATGCAAGTAAAACTCTATGGGAAAGCTATACAAAAAATTCAAACAAATATACAAGTTTGTATCCAGACGCAATATGGGCATCTTTAGGCTTATATTTTAACGATTTTAAACACTATCCAGAATAAAAAAAATAAAAAAATTATAACCCTTTGAAATATAAGGGTTTTTTTATGGCAAAAAAACTTGACAACCAAGACTTCTTATCGTATACTATATGTATAGTTAATAAAAAAGGAGTCAGTAATGCAAACTTATAAATTATTTCAAATTCATCTTACAGATGCAGAAGTTGATCTTATTAATGAAAAAGGTCACGACGCAGTTCATAAACAGTCTTTAAAATTAGATATGAACTTTAATAAAAGTGATACAGGCAAAGTAGCCGCTGATGCATTTAATCGTGGGTATTATACACACGTTAGTAACATTACTGCTGATGGTCTAGAAGGTGTGTTTCACACAGGCAACATGGGTCCAGAAGAAAACATTGAGAGATTAGCTCCAATGTATTCATGTTCAGTAGGCGACATTGTTGAAGATGCCGAAGGAATTAAACACGTAGTAGCGTCATTTGGATTTAAAAAGGTTGACGCAGTAAATTAACCGTAGTACACTTGTAACAAATCGTAAAGGAGTACTCAAGATGATGGAATATCTAGAATTTATAGAAGAATTAGAGAAATTACCTCAAACTCCGCAAATTAAGTCACTTATTGATAAGTACCAAAATAAAGCTGATACAATAGATCAGCAAATGTTTGAAGATTACCACGGAGAAAAGTAATGGCATTACCAAAAGCCACTAAAAGAAAAAAGCCACGAGCTTCAGTTTATCGCACACCTAAGTCTAAACTTAAAGAACCTACTTGGGATGATTGGGAAACGTTATCAGGCGAAGAATATCATCGCAAGTCATCAGCTACTAATGCATGGTATTACGAACACTATAAAACTAGTGAGTTACAAGATCATGTATGGCCTTGGATGTTAGCTAATGGATACGATAAACAAGATGTTCGTAAAGCAAAAGCAGGTTCTATACATTTATCAGCAGTTGTAGGATATAATTGTAGACAACTTACTTTAGGTAAACCAGATTATAATAAAAAAGAAGATGAATATTGGGAAAGTCTTCCTGGTACAATGGGTAATATGAAACCTACTTCTGAATTTATTAATAAACAAGTTAAAAAAGCAATAGAAGAAGGTGCAGAAAAAGTTGAAGAAGCAGAACGACTAGCTGAAGAAGAAGCTCGAAAAGCAAATGTTAAAAAACCTACTATTCAAGAACTTCTTCACAAAGCCGCAATGAATATGACAGACGAGGTAGAACAGTTTTTAGACGATTGGGTTATGTCCGGTTATGATACAAAGTTTGTTAAAGATTTTTCACCCACTGCTATGTTTCGACGAGCAGGAGTAAAACAAGCACATGCACGTATCATACGTAAAGGATACATCCATGGGCTAGAAGAATATACAGAACTTAATACTAAAGTTCCTAAAGATAAAATTGACGACTGGCGTGAACAACTAGAAGAAGGATATAATCATTTAGATTCTTCGCAAAAAAAAGCACTATTAGAAGTATATCGTAAAATAGTAGATGCATGCGATATTGTTGAAGCAGAAGGAAAAGCAAATCGTAAGCCACGTAAGACACGTACAAAGAGCCCAGAAGACATAGTTAAGAAGCTCAAATTTAAGCAAACAGACACCGATTATGGTTTAGCTAGCATCTTACCAGCAGATATCGTTTACGCCCGTATACTGGTGGTTTTTAACACTAAGAACCGCAAACTTGGAATATACTATGCTAAAAATGTAGACCCTATGGGACTAAAACGAGAAGGTAGTGGGCTAAATGTTAAAGGTACTACAATTATAGGATATGACGAAGATAAAAGTGTACAACGTACTATTCGTAAACCTAATGAATTTTTACCAGAAGTTAAAAAAGCTACAAGAGCTAAAACAGAAAAACTGTTTGATACACTAAAAACAACAGAAACTAAATTAAATGGTCGTATTAATGGCGAAACAATATTGATTGCGACATTTAATAAATGAGTTCATACGAACAGTTTAATAACTGGTATACAAATCATATAAATTGTGGAGGTAATATAGGAATAATAGATGCCTCCACTGTATTACCTATAGAAAAACAAGTTATAAATCATTTTACTGATATTGTAATTTATATTAGAAAAAATTGGAAAACTATAGAAGATAATCACGATTACTATATAAATGATTTTGAAAAGTTTATGCATACTTTTACAGGATCGCAATGTAGGTATTTGATTCAGTTTTTATGGATGGCAGATCAAGAAATACATTATAAACCAGTATCTTATGCAAGACATGGCTCCAATGATATTAATATTCACCCAGGAAAAAGTAGACTATATGCTAGATGGGCACAAAATAAATCAACCGATATGGTGTTTATTGATTATGCAATGCCTAAAACTGATATAAAATATAAACCATTTAACAATGTTGATGAGGCGTGGAACGGATTAACATATACTTCTCATACACCAGATATAATTAATACATGTAGTTTTAAAGATACAGTTTCTTTAAATGATTTAATTGATGTAACATATCAATCTGATATGCACTATTATAGAACTACAAATTTTGAACAAATATTGTTTATAGAAGATATAAAAGATGATTGCTATAAAGAATGGCAAAAATCTAGTAAAAAATACCTGACTGAATGCTTGAACAATCCTATTAGATATGGTAGTCGTGTGCTAAATATCTAAGTTACTATGATAAATACATAGTAGGAGAAACTAAATGAGTGCATCAAACAAACTTCAAAAAGAGATAGAACTTCGCTTAGGTGGCGGAATGATCGATGTTGAGCTAGATCCTGAACATTATGAACTAGCTATTAATAAAAGTTTATCAAAGTATCGTCAACGTGCAGAAAACGCAGTTGAGGAGAGCTTTATTATACTAGAAATGATAAAAGATCAAAGCGAGTACACATTACCCGAAGAAGTAATGGAGGTACGTGATATCTATCGTAGAACTACTGGAGTTAGCAGTGGAACAGGAAACGATATTGAACCTTTCCAAGCGGCATATATTAATACCTATTTATTAGGTAGTAGTCGTAATGGTGGTTTAGCGTCATTTGATTTCTTACAACAAAACAGAGAAACAATGGGTAGACTATTTGGTGCAGAACTATTGTTTACTTGGCGTCCACAAGACAAAAAATTAATTTTACAACGTAAGATTAAAGCAGACGATAATGCAGTATTACATTGTTACAATTATAGACCAACGGAAAGTTTATTAGAAGATACATATGCAGGTCCTTGGTTAAAAGACTATGCGTTTGCACATGCAAAATTAATACTATCTGAAGCACGTGGTAAATTTACACAGATTGCAGGACCACAAGGCGGTACTACAATGAATGCTGACCAGTTAAGAACAGATGCACAGGCTGAAATTGATAAACTTGAAACTGAACTAACATTATACAACGATGGTAGTACAGGTTTAGGTTTTGTAATAGGATAATTAAATGCAATTAGGCAAATACCACTGTACCATAGATGAGGTTATATATGACCGACTTGAATTACTAGATTTTGCTAATCAACATAGACATAACATAATGCAATTTGGTGACTACATGCAATACCTTTCTCCAGAAAAAAGAGAGTTCAAAGGTAGAACAGGCATGAATGCTATTGCAGTACAAAAAACTGAAGGTAAAGATTTACTAGAATATCCAGTTATACAAAAATATGTTAACATGTTTAATTTTGCACAACCTATAGCACCACGTGATATAGATTTATTACATTATGATCCAGGTTACGCCTTTCATCCACATACAGATCATTATATGTGGTGTGGAATAATGTTTCCAATAGAACCAGAAGACGCTGGAGAACCAATTAGTTTTTATAGTAGAGAAGGAATAGAGCCAGAACGTAATATAAATTATCAAAAAAGAGGCTGGACAGATGATGATATTGAATATAATCACTATTATAGCAACAAACACCCTACACTGTTTAATGGAATGGCTATACACGGAGTTCCAACTATTACACGAGAACGAATCTATCTTAGAATAAAAGTATTAGGTGAAAAATTTCACGATGTAGTACATAAACTTGAAAACAATAACTTTGTCATTGACAAATAATCAAAAATTAGTATAATAAACTTATGAAGCAAATTATTGGTATATGTGGCCTTATTGGTCACGGTAAGGATACAGCCGCAGGCTTTCTAATTGAAGAAGGTTATCAGCGAATTAGTTTTGCTGGCGTACTTAAAGATGCTTGTGCAAATATATTTGGTTGGGATCGTATTTTACTTGAAGGTAATACATCTGAAAGTAGAGTATGGAGAGAAACTGTAGACGACTGGTGGGCTAAACGTTTAGATATACCAAATTTTACACCTAGGTGGGCTTTACAAAATGTAGGAACAGACGTTCTCAGAACACATTTTCATCCTGATATATGGGTAGCGGCATGTGAGCGACAGATTGAAATGACTGAAAAGCATGTTGTTATTAGTGATTGTAGATTTTTTAACGAATTAAGTGCAATTAAAAAATTAGGTGGAACCACTGTAGTTGTTTGGAGAGAAAGCAAACCACTGTGGTGGGCTACTGCATCTGATATTAATAAAGCAGGAGCAAACAACGTAAAAAATAATAGTATGTCTGTTGTGTTTCCAGAAGTTCACAAAAGTGAATGGAGTTGGGCAGGTTGGAATTTTGATATTAATTTAAGTAATAATTCTACATTAGAAGATTTTAAATCTCAAACACTTCAAAAAATTATTAAATAAATAAACACATACTATAAAGGAAATTATATGCTGAATATGTTTGGGCACCAATGGTGGCAATTTAAAAGCAAATCAAAAGAATTAGGATTTGGTTGGTTATATAATAATACAATCAAAGATGACTTTGCCAGAGGTTATACTAAAAATTTAACTGATTATTGGTCTATGGAATTAGGATTTTACTTCCATGAACAAATGGCAGACGACACAATAGAAGGTTTGTTAACACAAGCACATAAAAATGGCTATAAAAAGATTCTTGTTTTTAAACAAGGAACAACGCCGTTATCTAATTTTAAAGAAGAGTTTGTAAAGTTTTACGAAAAGAATTCAGATTGCACATTTATTGGTCATATTGTAGATAAAGGAGATGAATATTATTCATTGCATCCACAAGCATTTATGATTGATGTTGAATGGTGGAATAATGCAGGCTGTCCTGAATGGGGAGAGCCATCTAATACACCATTGGAAGCAGTTGAGCCTGCACGTAGCATGGATAACTGGCATGACGATTATACTCCTCATTGGATAGCACCAGGAAAAATTAGCAGAACATATACTTCAACACACACAGGTTGGAATATTACAAAAGCAATGCTTGATGATGGAAAAAGAATTGTTTCATGGAATAAAGAAATCAGAACTGAGAAGCATTATTCTTATCCTGAAGTAAAACAGGATGGATATAGACATTTATCTGGTGTGACAAACCAAATAGACATGAATATATTTTTTATTGCAAACACAGAACCACTTAGAGATTTGCATTTAGAAGTAGAAAGAAGAAAATTACAATATCCAGACTGGAATGAAAAGTTTGATACACTTGTTGTTCCTGCCGCAGGATTAACTCCATTAATATATGCATTTGAATTAGGGTGTGACAAGTATAGTAAGTTGCTTATATATGATATTAGTAAATTTGCTATTAGTATTACACGGGCAATTATTGAAGAATGGGATGGCAATGATTATGAATCTTTTGCTAAAAAGTTAATGCATAAATTAGCTCCTACTCCAGAATATGAAAGAGATATATTTAGAGGAAAAGACAAGCTACCTAATACTCAAGAAGTTTTTGATAAATTAAATGAACGAGGATTCAAAGAATGGTTGATTAACGTATTACCAGAAATTGAAGTAAGTTATTTGCCTATTAATATTTTTGATCCTAATACATACAAAAGTTTTGCTAACAACTTTAAAACAGAGACACTAAGACATCCAGTTACACTTTGTTATTTGAGTAATATATTCCATTATCTGCCCACTTCTTTTTATTATAGTTTAGAACAACGATGGGAATTACATAATGAATTAATGAAAGCTATCAAAGATAATTCATATGAGAATAATGTTTTAGTCCTTTCATCACGTGGAACTACTACACATCCAAACTTAGTATGGATAGATATGCAAAAGATGGACAAGTTTAAAGACTTACCTGATAATTATTTGCAAAAATTATTAAAGTGGAATAAAGATGTTTAAAAAAGATTGGTGGCAGAAAAAAGCTGATAAAAAAGAACTATGTATTGGTTGGTTATACAATAATAGTATGAAGACCGATTATGCAAATCATTATTCAAAACGAGCGTTAGATTATTGGTCAATTGAATTAGCATTCTTTTGCCCTATTCAATATACAGAAGATAAAATTATACCTTTGTTTGAAAAAGCAATAGAAGGCGGCTTTAAGAAAATGGTTGTCTTTAAACAAGGAATTATACTAAAACATTTTGAAGATGTATTTCCTGAATTTTATGAAGAACATGCTGATGCTAAATTTATAGGACATATATTAGATAAAGGTGATAGTTATTATTCAATACATCCACAATGCTTTCTAATTGACTTAGAATGGTGGGATAGTGTTGGAAGACCTGAGTGGGGAAACCACATGAATGATGTAGATCCTTACACTGAAATAGAACCAGTAAGAAGTGAGAAAAATTGGCATGATGGATATACTCCTCATTGGATAGGACCAGGAAAATCTACAAAAGAATATACTGGAAAAGAAGGCGGATGGAACTTAGTAAAAGCATTAATAGATGATGGACAAAAAATTAACTCTTGGAGTTTAAAATTAAGAGAATCAAAAGGATATACGTATGGAGAAGTAACTCAAGACGGTTATAGAAATATACACGAAACAACTACTGAAGCATTAACTAATATATTCTATATTGGTAACACTGAAACACCCGGAGAAGTATTGCCACAAAAAGGACAACAAGACGAGAATACAGAAATATTAAGATTTAAAAAAATAGTTTCACCAGCCGCTGGTATATCTCCTATGCTTTATGCATGGAAAAGAGGATTACAGCCGGGCGATCATGTTTGGATATATGACGTTAGTACTTTTGCAATAGGGTGTATGCAAGAAATAATTGATACTTGGGATGGAACCAATTGGGCACAGTTTGCTCAAGACCTTATGTATAGAAGAACAGGAAAATATCATAATAAGTATGAATTTTTTAAAGGTATTAAAGAAATAAAATATACAGATGAATTAGTTAATGAAATATCTGAACAAGGATTTTTAGAATGGTATAAAGAAGTATGGCCTAAATTAGAAGTAAACTATTTTGTAATAAATTTATTAAATCCACATTTTTATGATAAGTTTTCTAGAATATGTAAATGTCATGGACAAGGATCTAGTTATGTACATTTAAGTAATATATTTCATTATGAAGCCACAGCATATTCCTATAGTTTAGAAGAAAGATATAAACTATATAGGGAATTAGTACAAAACATAAATAAATATAGCATAGATAACAACATATTATTATATTGTACATGCCCAGTTCCTGACATAACAGGATTTAACTGGACCAAGTATAGTTTATCAAAAGTACCAGAATGGGAACTTCTCGCACCTTGGTCAATAGGAAAGATATTCAAATGGAACAAGACAAAGAAGAAATAAGACTTAGACAATTAGCAAAAGTAACAAAGTTTTTAGAAGAACATAGTGATATTCCTCACTATAAAAATATGGTATTACCTCCTGAGGAATTTTTGAATTGGAAAACAGATAAAAAACAAAAAATACCATATTCTAGATGGATAATGTCGCAATCTAACTGTCCTACATTAAAAATGCAATTAGATGTGCCATACTACCAAATGGCAAAAGAAGCAGAACAATTTTTAGGTGAATATGTAAAACACCGAGGTGACATAAATCCAGGCTGGAGCAGTATAGTTGTTCATGGTCAAGGATGGGATAAAACACAGCCGGATGATTTTTACGTTAAAGAAGGCGCTTGGAAAGAAGGCGAAGGACCTGAATTTGGCTGGACAGAAATTGCAGATAAGTGTCCAGTAACAGTAAACTGGCTTAAAAATGTATGGCCTTTCAAAAAATATCAAAGAGTTAGATTTATGCTATTAGAACCAGGTGGTTTTATTAGCCCACATTTAGATTATGAAAAAAGACACTTAGCTGCTTTTAATGTAGCACTTAGTAACCCACCAGGAGTAGAGTTTTGTATGGAAGATGCAGGACTAGTACCTTGGGAAGTAGGTGATGCTAGGGCAATTGATATAGGTAGATTGCATTGTGTTCGTAATACTGGTACAGAAAACAGAATTCATATGATTATACATGGTCATTGGAGCGATAATTTTGAAAACATTCTATGTGAGAGTTTTGACCAACTTTTAGCCTCTATTAACAACTAACTTAACTCTGTAAACCGCTGATTTTACAAAATCTAAATAAATACATGTACATAACAATTTAGATATATTCTAAAATTAGAAAAGGAGCTATAACATGGCAAATCTTGTTTCACCTGGCGTACAGGTAACAGTAACAGACGAATCAGTATATGGTCCAGCTGGATCAGGCACTGTTCCAATGATATTCATTGCCACTGGTGAGGATAAGGTTGATCCAACCCTAACTGAGTCAGATGGTATTGCAAAATATACAAAGTCTGCAAATTCAGATACACCTGTTCTAGTAACATCACAAAGAGAATTAACTCAATATTTTGGTAATGTTGACTTCCGTAAGGTAAGTGGAACAGTATCACAGGGTGATGAGACTAACGAATACGGTTTACTGGCAGCATATTCATTTCTAGGTCAAAGTTCAGCGGCGTACATAGTACGTTCAGACGTTAACTTAACACAACTAAGACCTCAATCGGCAGCACCAACAGGTAATCCGGCAAACCTAACATATTGGACTAGTCCTTCAACTTCAACTTGGGGCATTTTTGAATGGTCAGGATCAGCTTGGGAAGAAAAAACACCATCAGTAGAAATTACAGATGGAAGTGCTCCGTCAACATCAGCAGCAAACGGTGCTTACTTAGTAGCAGTAGCAAATAGTAATTCAGATACAAAAATTGAATACTACAAAGGTGATTCTAACCCAGCATGGGTAGCAATATCACCAACATTTGCACCACATTATTCAGCACCATCAAGCCCATCAGCAGGTGACGTATGGATTAAAACTACAACACCAGGCGGCGGACTAAATGTTGATATTAAATTATTTACAACAGTAGCTAACGCATTCGTTGCACAGTCTGCAACATATGCACAAGCATCAGCACCAACAGGTGTTACAGGCGACACGTTTGCAGATGGTTCATCAGCAACAGCTCGTACATTAACAGATGGTGATATTTGGTTAGACACTAACACATCTGATATTGCAATCAAACGTTATGATAGCATTGGTAATGATTGGGATGATATTTCAACAGATCCAACTACTGCAACAGGCGGATATGTAATGAATGTACTAGCAACACAGCCAACAGGTGATCCAGTAACTGGTACACTTTGGTATGATCCAGATGTAAATGAATTAGCAATCTACGAAGTAGTAAGCGATTCAGGAACTCAAAAATGGCAACGTGCATCAGATGTACAGTATGTTACTACTGCTCCAACTACAGACGCAAACGGCGGATCACTTTCAAATGGTGATTATTGGGTAGATACAGATGCAGACGGTTATCCTGTAATTTACAGACATAACGGTACAGCATGGGTATTAAAAGATGGTACAGATCAAAGCACAAGTGCAGGTATAGTATTTGGTGATATTACTGCAAATGATACAACAGCAGGTGCTTTTGAAGCAACTCTATTAGCAGGCGCTCCAGATCCATTAACACACCCAGTTGGAATAACAGGTATTAACATGTGTAGATCAGCTAACACAGTTAGAGAGTACAATGGTACATTATCTACACCATGGAAATGGCGTAACAAAGCAAGCAATGCGGCAAGTGGCAAAGGTTCATTTGGTAGAAAAGCACAACGTAAAGTTGTTGTTACAGCAATGCAAGCATCAGCGTCAAAATCAGAACTAAGAGAAGAAACAGTTCAATTTCGTTTAATTGCAGCTCCAGCATATCCAGAACTATATGATGAAATGGTAACATTAAACAGTGACAAAGATGAAACAGCATTTGTTATTGTTGACGCTCCATTCCGTCTAAACTCTACTGAGGCAGTATCTTGGATACAAGGAACAGACGCAACAGAAAACGGCGAAGATGGATTAGTAACTAAAAACACTTATAGTGCAGTTTACTATCCACATGCATTAACTACAAACCCAGTAACAGGCGATAGCGTTGTTGCACCAGCATCACACATTGCATTATACACATATGCATACAGTGATAATGTGTCATTCCAATGGTTTGCACCAGCAGGTTTAACA